ATACTAACTGGCGCTTTGATGAAAAACTTGAGGCAAAAGATATTGCGGAAATAAGAGAATACACCCCTGAAGGAGAATGGGATGTAAAAAAAGAATGGTACGAAGCATTCACGCAGGCTAGTCAGGGAGATAGTTTATATATCAGAAATTTATTATCAAACAATGAAAAATTAAATGAGAATGCTAGAATATTTGTTTCTACAATTCATGCGGCGAAAGGTGGTGAAGAAGATAACGTAATTTTATCCTTACATCAAGGAAGAAAAGTTCAGGGGGGAATTGCATTAAGCATTGACAAACAAGATGAGGAGCATAGAGTATGGTACGTGGGCAGTACGAGAGCAAGAATTAATCTATATAAACTAGTTTCGAAAGTACATCGAAAGGAATACATATTATGAGTGAAGCTTATAAAAAACAATTGGTGGTGATCATTATGCCTCAATGACGATACAACCCTCAGAATTTATTAATAAAAATAATATTCCCTTTGCGGAGGGAAACGCCATAAAATATTTATGTCGTCATAAACAGAAAGGACAAAAACAAGATTTAGAGAAGGCTATTCATTATTGTCAGATGGCTATTGAAAGGGACTATGAATGAAAATACCTCCTTACTTATTACAAACTGAATGGGTAGCACCAGATGAGTATCCAGACTTAAGAAACTATCCTGAAATTGCAATTGACTTAGAAACTAAAGACCCTGATTTAAAAACAAAAGGATCAGGCGCTGTTGTGGGTCGAGGTGAGGTAGTAGGTATAGCAGTGGCCGTAGAAACAGGCTCCTGGTATTTTCCTATCGCACATGCAGAAGGACCTAATGCAGATAGAAAGAAAACTTTAGACTGGTTTAAAGATATTCTAGGTTGTCCAGCTACCAAAATATTTCACAACGCAATGTACGACGTATGTTGGATACGTAGTTTAGGTTTAAAAATCAATGGTTTAGTGGTAGATACAATGATTGCGGCTTCTCTTCTAGATGAGAATAGGTACTCTTTTACACTTAATACTTTGTCCTGGGTATACTTAGATAAAGGTAAAAATGAAACTGCGTTAATTAATGCGGCGAAAGAAAGAGGACTCGATCCTAAAAAAGATATGTGGCAGTTACCAGCGTTAGTAGTAGGTGCCTATGCAGAAAAAGATGCTTAGTTAACATTTGAATTATGGCAACGTGTGAAAAAATTAATAGTTGAAGAATATTTACAAAAGATATTTAATCTAGAGACTGATCTTTTTCCTTGCCTGGTCGACATGAAATTTCTCGGAGTGAGAGTGGACGTTGACAAAGCTCATACACTGAAGACACGGCTAGCATCCCAAGAAGAAAAGTTAATCCAAGAAATAAAAAAAGAAACAGGAGAAGAGCCTCAAATATGGGCAGCAAGATCGATTGCCAAAGTTTTTCAAAAACTCCACCTACCTTATGACCGTACTGAAAAGACTGACTCTCCTTCATTTACAAAAAATTTCCTTTCCTCTCATGAACATCCTGTAGTTCGCATGATAGCAGAGGCAAGAAAAATAAACAAGGTCCGTACAACTTTTATTGATACAATCTTAGAACATGAACACAAAGGTAGAATACATGCAGATATAAATCAGATTAGATCTGATCAAGGTGGAACTGTAACGGGAAGATTTTCATATTCTAATCCAAACCTACAGCAAATTCCAGCACGGGATCCAGAAACAGGGCCTTTAATAAGAAGTTTATTTATTCCAGAAGAAGGACACAGCTGGGGATGTTTTGACTACTCACAACAAGAGCCGAGACTGGTTGCACACTATGCTTTAAAATTTGGATTACCTTCTGTTAATCAAATTGCAGATTCATATGATACAGAGCCGGCAACAGACTTTCATCAAATTGTAGCTGACATGGCTGACATTCCCCGACTACAGGCCAAGACTATTAATTTAGGTTTGTTTTATGGAATGGGTAAAGCAAAACTTCAAGCTGAGCTTGGGGTATCAAAAGAAAAAGCAACTGAGCTATCAGATAGATATCATTTAAAAGTTCCGTTTGTAAAACAACTCATGAATACATTAATGAATATTGCGTCTACCAAGGGACAAATTAAAACTTTATTAGGAAGACGTTGTAGATTTCCTAGGTATGAACCTATCTTAAGAGGAATAGACTGGGGTAAATTTGTACCAGCAGAGGATCAAGAAAGAATGTTGGAACTGCAGGCAATGGGGCCTTATTTAATTGATGAAGAAGGGGAAATAATAAAAGATAAAGATAACAAACCCAAAAAAAATTATTGGCATCAAAATAGTTCGCGAAGAGCCTTCACCTATAAATCTTTAAATAGACTAATTCAAGGATCAGCGGCTGACATGACGAAGAAAGCAATGTTAGATTTATGGAAAGAAGGTATTGTCTCTCACATTCAAATTCACGATGAGCTAGATATTTCTATTAAAGATGAAGCTCAGGTTAAAAAAATAAAAGAAATTATGGAGAGTGCTGTTGAGTTAGAAATTCCTAATAAGGTTGATTATGAATCAGGGCCAAGTTGGGGAGAAATAAAAGAAAATGACCTATAGTTTTAAAGATCATGACAAAGCTGACGTTAGAAATCTAATTATGGCTATCAATGTTCTAGGCGAAAATTTAGTTGGTTTAGAATTAGGAGTTCTGCAAGCTGAAAGTTTAATGACCATCCTACATAACTGCAGTATAAAAAAATTATACGGTGTAGATCACTGGAAGGGCTACACTGATTATCTAAGTAGAGAACCAAATTATCAACCTGTATATACGGTGTCTGATGAAGACGCCGAATATAATAAGCTTACTGCACTTCACCGAATTAAACATTCAGGGATGAAGGACAAGGTAGTAATAATTGAAGGGGATTCTTTAAACAAGAACACAATAGATTACATAGAAGATAAAAGTCTAGACTTTATATTCTTTGATGCCATGCTGGACGAGGATCAAGCTTATAAAGAAGCTCTGGCTTATTATCCTAAACTAAAAGTAGGAGGCTATTTAATGGGGGATGATGCTTTCTGTGAAGAGCAGGTTATTATTCCTTTAAACAAAGTATTAAAACACTATAAAAACACCAACCCAATCATCACATATGGGCGTTGTTTTATGGTAAAAATATAGATATAATAAGAGAAAAATAAGGAGAAAACTTATGAACAAAATAAAACAAGTATGGGCATTAGCACAAGCTAATCCGAAGATAGCTACCGCTGCTGTGGTAGTAATCATTGCCATATATTTTTTAGTAAACTAGGAACTGTATGACCCATGGCCTATCTAAATGCAAACATCCCTGTGCTCTATTCACAGATCAGGAGAGAATATCTTTATGATCTTAAAGAACATCATGGAGAAGTTGAAGACTGCATTATATTTGGCCTGGCATCAATTACAGGGCGTCCTGTCCTTTTTCATGCAATCATGGAAAACGGCGCGGTCTTCTATAGGCTCCCTATCTCCGCGTTCATTCAAAGAGGATTTAGAGCAAGTGAAGTTCCTCGGATGCGACTTGATGAGCTGGAGCTATGGAATTGCTTTAGTTATTATCCTAGCGTTTTGCTTTTTGATATCTTAGACGGCCAATCTGGAAAATTTTTTGGAAAAGATAAGAAAACCTACCCAGGTGCATATCTTTTTACAGTTGACTTGGCACATCCAGAGAGTAATATAGTAGATACGGATCATTCTGAAGTACCGCATGAACATAAATGCGCACACATTCTAGCCCTAGAGAATGGAAATTATGCAGCACAACCTAATAATCGGATCCTTTGGGATATACCTTCATTCACAGTAAGAGACGAAGTCCCCGATTGGAAGGTGCAGACTTCAGATTGGAATGTAGAGGACACCGGTAAGTGGAAGACAGAAGATACCGATAGGTATTTTTATAAAATTGAGGAAAACAAAGATGAGTAACTGTAAAAAATGTAACTGTAAATGTCATTGTAAGGATGAATTTCATACCGATGTGTATGGAGTATGTCCTTGCGATAACTGTAAATGCAACAGCAAAAGAACCTATACAAACCTAAAGGAACATGGTACAGACATTTCCTATGAAAACGAAGTCAGCAAGACTGGTGGAGTCGTTGTAGATGACACTGGCGAATGCGATTCATGTCAATAATGGAGGAATATGAATAAACTATTTTTAATACTGGTAATATTATTCACTTTAAATGCCTGCGCAGTGGGGCAGAAATGCACTTATACACAAGAAGGAACTAAAATTTCATCTTGGTTTTGGATTACTGAAGGTGAAATGCCAGCGGACTTAAGTAAAGACAATTGTAACTAGTATGACTGATGGGGGCGTTAATGAAGTACAGAACGTTAAAGCTTTTTCGGACAAGAAGAAACGCAAGGAAAAGAATTCAAGCAACAGAAAAAGCGGTGCAGGCTTTAATAATTGTCCTAATGGTGATTCTAGTACTTTTGGTATAATGAATGTCTAAACAACCCTTAACAATTTCAGAAGAAGCAAAAGTTCAGATGCCTATGAAAACGGTAGCTAGCCTCATCGCCCTCGTGGCGATCGGGACCTGGGCTTTCTTCACCATTCAGGAAAAATTAAATACACACACAACTCAACTACAAATTATGGAGAAGGATCTCGAAATGAATTCAGAGTTCAGAATAAAATGGCCTCGTGGATTACTCGGATCCTTACCCCGCTGATTCAGAACAATTTATGTTGATCGAAGAATTATATAAACAAACTGACAAGCAACAAATAAGAATTGATGGTATGTTACACAATGAAGTTAATATAAAAGCTTTAGAAAAAGCTGTTGATAAGTTACAATCAGATGTGGAAAAATTAAAAGATAAACAAAGAGAATTTGCTAATGGAGGTACTCACTAATGGAAGAAGTAATTATATGCATAGCACTTTGTCTCTTCATGAATGGAGAGTTAGTCGAGCATACATACCAAAAATCGATGGGCGACTGCCTCAAAGCGAAGAGGATCGCGATGCGTACGATCGAGCCCGAGCGCATTCAATTTAAATGCGGTGCAAATATTAAAGCAAAAGTAGAGTACATAGAAGAAAAAGGGCAAACCGTAGCTCGTACACGTATTATAGAAGTTCTGGATCATGGTTATGAGAGCGATAGTTATGAAGCAGAATCGCGCTACTAAAAAAAGAAATTCTATAGCAAAATGGCTAAGACAACCCCGATACAGAATGCTTGTAATTAAGAACAAGAAAAAATATAATAGGAGGAAGAACAATGAAACTATCCAAGAACTTTTGTTTAGCGGAACTGACTAAATCCCAAACGGCCGAACGTATGGGGCTTAATAATAGTCCTAACGAAGACCAAACTGAGAATCTCAGGTTGCTCTGTGAAAGAGTCCTACAACCTATTCGAGATCACTTTGACGATGTCGTGTCTATTTCATCAGGCTTCAGGGACCCTATTTTGTCGCGTAAAATAGGCAGTTCAGATAAATCACAACATTGCCGTGGCCAGGCGGCGGATTTTGAAATTTTTGGCACTTCTAATGCTAAAGTAGCTGATTGGATTAAAGAGAATCTTATGTTCGACCAGCTTATATTAGAATATTTTGAGCCTGGAGAGCCCAACTCTGGATGGGTACATGTGAGTTACAATAAAGATATAAATTTAAATAGGAAAGAATATTTGATGGCAATTAAAGCCGAATCTGGTAAAACAGAGTACAAACCAATCTTAGGATTAAGTACGGATAGATATGTTAAATAAAATCAAAAAAATAATACACACAGTGGACTGCTGGCTTAATAGATATGCATTCGAATACAGAATCTTTGTTCTGGTAGCAGTGATATATTTATTACATGCTCACTACACCGGTTGTTAATGACTGACTTCTTTAAAAGAGGAGAAGCTCTTAAAGCCGAGCTTACTAGTGGCAAATGTCCCACATGTCATCAATATACTATGCTAGTATCGGTGGCGAGAGATTTCTATAGATGTATCACTTGTGGTGCTGATCTTGAACAAAAAATAAATGGCATTATAAAATATATTCCCTTTAATGTTAAGACCCATGTACCGGAAAACAAACCTGAAATAAAGAATGGCTAAAGGAACGTACGGAGTCAATACCTATCGTGATAGAACGCGCAAAAAGATAGGACGTCATAAAAAAAACATGAATAAATCTGAAAGGCGTAATTTTAAATATTACGTGGGCCAAGGAAGAGCTAGATAGTGGGACCTTCTCTGCAGCTATAACTCATAGCTATCTTATTATCATTAACATACTTATAACCCATTTTGGACAGCAACATGGCTGCCTCTGTATGGGCCGCTTTTGAGCACTCATACCAGCTGTCAAAAGTCTTGGGAAACTGCATAGGGGGTAAACAAGCTGGTTGAGCCCCTAAAAAAGAGCACACCCATATTATTAATGTAAACTTTATCATTGACAGTCCTTGAAAATTTATATAAATATCCTATATCATTTGATACAAATGAAAGGATATAACAATGACAGACATAAGTAAATATAAAAGTCTTGCAGTCGATCTTAGTTGCTATGCAATAATTGATAAACTCTCTCAGATTCTGGCCCCAGGGGTCAAACTTAGTAGAGCGCAAGTAATTAGAATGTTAGTAGATGAGAAAGCGAAGAAATTGAATGGCAAAATTAAGCGTATTTCCAAGAGCAAGTAGCGAAGGCGAAGAACTTAAGGATCCTATTCGAAGTCTTTGGAGAAACGTTTTAATCGTAGCTCTAGAAGATGCAATGGGGAAAGGAGTTAATGGCGGCAGTGTGTGGGCTAATAAGAATTATTACAGCCACTTATCAAAAGAATCTGCACGTAATTATTTTCTGGAACCTAGTAGGGATTTCCAAATGGTGTGCCAGCTAGCTGGTTTTGACCACCTATATGTTAGGAAGAAAGTGAGGGAAAAGATACATGAAGGAACAACAGATTTGTCCTAGATGCTTTGGTAACGGTTACATCAAAGTTCAGAAGGATACTAGAGAAGAAAAAGAAATTGTAGTACAGTGCACCATGTGTGATTCGCAGGGGGAGATCACCAAACTAGAAGGACCCCTCGATGAACTGAGAGCGAAAGGACTATGATGCCACATAAAACTATCATCTTTTTAATGCTCTGCACTCTGTTGGTAGCATGCCAAACAGGTCAGGGTTTCAACAATCCAATTGTAACGGCGCTAAGGTTTAGCTATGGAATAAGTAAATGACCATCCAAGGTGACAGTAGTGACTATGACTTACTGGCCAAATGGGTGAGAGAGTTAAAACTAAGCACGGATCCGTGGCCAGATCGGATACTAACTTGTGAGATAGGAGTCAGGGAAGGCTTAGGCTCCAAAATTATTCTAGACGAAATTATAAAAAGATTACCTAAAATAGGTTTACGAACTAGCTTTAAACATGTAGGGGTCGATCCTTATGATGATTTAAAATACCAACATTACGACAATACGCCGGCCTACACCGCTGACTATTCACCTCAAATGATGAAGCAGATGGTCCAGGATTTTCTTCCTTACCATCAATACAAATATCTTCACATGACA